CGCTTCTGGTTGATAAGGCGTTTTGTTTCATCCTCTTCGTTAAGTAAGTCATTGAAGTAGGACACACGTGTCATCAACCAAGCGTATGCTTCTTGCACTAGATCAACACGATCCACATACTTACGATAACGGCGATGAACAATGGTTACTACACTAGGTACAAGGTCATCTAGTATTGGATGTGGCTTAGTCACAGTCAGGTAACACCCGATCTATAGTGTGTTGGATGTTGAGTAACTTGATGGCAAGGAAGTCAATGTAATTACTAGCATCTGCTAACTCTTCAATCAATTCTCTGATGGTATCTGAGGTAGTAAAGGACTCAAACTTCTGACCCTTTGCGTGTGAGTATTGGTCGTGACCTACACCCTTGACACGGTGAGCACGCAATGATGCAAAGGATTCAATGAAGGATGTTAAGTCCTCAGTTGTCACACCCATTGCACGGTACCCAGTAACCGCAGCGTGATCTATTAACGGGTTGGTTGTGGGCGTATGAGTATCAGTTGGTTCTGCCTGTCCTGTTGTAAGATGTGAAAGCCCATATGCTGCAAAGTCTGTAACATTATGACCCACTCGTTCTCGGTCATCGTCATACATCACACACCTCCAAATAATTTCAACGATTCTTCTTTGCCGTGTGCAAGGTAGTAATCATTGATGTCCATTGATGCGGGCAATGATACTATGCGTGAGTTCATTACCTCTTGTGACACACGGCGAGAGAACTCAGCACCTGGATTGGTGCCATCATCTTTGATGTCGTTGTCACCGACTATGTACACGGTGTCATAGCCTGTAAATAACTTATTAAAGTGTGGCTTCCAAGCCTGCACTCCTGGTACTCCTACTGCTGGGATGTTTAAGATACCTGATACAACTACTGCATCTAATTCACCTTCACATACAACTACAACAGATGAATCAATGGTGATGTCAGCAACGTTATAGAGGTGACCCTTCTGTCCTGCTGGTGCACCATACTTAGGCTTACCATCATCTAACCTACGAAACTTTACTCCCACACACATACCAAGTGCGGTCAGATAGGGCACAGAAAGCCAGCCCGCGTGCGTTTCGTGACCATTGATCGGGTCTGTTACCACACCCAACGAAAACTGTTGGGCAATATCTTCAGAGATCCCACGTCCTTCTAGGTACTCTATTGCCCTTGCGTCCAGGTTTTTGCTGTAGTGATTGACCGCTTCCAACAACGATCTCGATTGCTCGTGCGAGTGCATCCTTAAACTCCAAGTTCTCTATGATACCTACAACGTTTACTGCATTGCCACCCTTACCGCAGGTGTGGCAGAAGAACAAGTTGTCATAGGTATTGATGACAGCACTTCTTCTTTTATCAGGATGGATGCAACACCTAACAGATGCAGACCTACCTTCCCGTACTTCCCCTCCATAGTGCAGAACAATTGTCCCTATGGGGATTGTGTTTGCATCAACGGGACCTTTGAACCTTCCCGCTTTACGTACCCTGGACCAGTCTTGTGTTGACATACACACCCCTTGTCGTTGCACTTCTCGTGCCAGTTAGAGGCACGCTTGTAATGAGTAAGAGTATTCTCTTCGCCCGCTTTACTACAGTTATCACAGATCATTTGAACTCCTTCAATTCAGTTACTGGTACACGCCATCCACCAATAGTCTCATCTCTATAGGTTGCGCTTGCATACTCTTCAGGGTTACACCAACCATAGACTTCAACCTGTGAGTAATAATCTTCATCAAGAATCTTTGTTCCTACTAGTATCTTGCCGTTGTCCTTACTCCAAAATGGAATAGAGTCACGTGTTCGTACGGTACGTACCTCAAAGTTAATACCCACATCAGGCAACTTAGCCCGACGAGGATGCAAGTCATTGGGGTACCACGGTACGTTCCAAGCAGTATCAGTAACAGATGCAACCGCCCACTCAGATACGTTGGCTCGCACATTGGCAAGAAGTTCGTGCTCTAAGTAGCCGTTCTTCTTACCTTCTGCATAGTTAGGTCTGTCTACAGAACCATACTTAGCAAGCCAACGCTCTGTTGCAAGCATCGTACAAACTCTTACTTCATCCTTGCTCAGTCGTACTATCATCATCCTCTTCTTCAGTAGTTGAATCTTCAACCACTTCTTCTGGTACTAGGATCTCTGCTGTTGTGATGTCACCTTCTGGTACTGGCATTATTGTTTCTCCTTTATCCATTGTGCTAGGTCTTGAATGACCCAGGCGTTTTCTATTCCAGCGTTGCGACGCTTAACTATGACATAGTGCAGTGGTACTTCCCCAAGACCACGTGCAGTGGCATAATTAAGCGCCTCAACTTCTGCTTCTCTCCAGAACTCAGGCAACGAAAGCGTTGCCCTGTTCTTGAGTTCAAGGATGTAGGTTTCTCCTGCGATAACAGTTACGATGTCGCCCTCATCCTTTGCCCCAGCCTTAGTCAAACGTTCTGCCATAACTCCGCATTTGCGAAGCCACTTCATAACATCTGTCTCAAACTGAGAACCTTTACGTCCATTGGGATTAACCATTAGACACGTAAGTATGCTCTGCCTTGTGCATCTTGATCTCCAATCTGACAGGAAGCAAAGTTAACAAATAGTGTAGCCCATTTAGAGGCATCTGCAGTGTGTGGACCAAAGCGATTCTTCACCGCAGCCACACGCAACATCCCTTGTCCTGGGTCATATCCCAATGTAAGTATCAGCGCAGGTAATTGACTTACCTTTCCGTGTATTGCTCGTCGCGGAGGTGGCATACTGGGGGAACCATACTCACTCTGCTCGCTGACGTGATGGAGTACTAAGACACAAGCCTCTGTCTTGCGTGCCATATCGTGCAACTCCATCATAATTGCACGTAGCCCTGCCCATTCGTTATCTGTTTCGGCTGCAACATTCATTAAGTTATCAATGATAATTAACTCTGGTGCAATTCCATACAGTTCAACGTAGGCTTTAATCTCCAACTCAATGTCATCTAATGATGGACTTGAATCGAATACCCATTGTATGTGTGACATCTTAGATAGGTGTTCACTGTAGAAATCTTCTTTGAAATCCATATTAGATTCAACAGTTAACTGTGTATGTCCTGAGATCTGCGCTGCAGATCGCATTAGTACTGTTGCAGTATCAGTATCTGCAGAAAAGAAAAGTGTAGGAACCTTAGCCCTAATAGCATAGACAAGAGCAAACATACTCTTACCAGCATTAGGTGCTGCTGCAACCATACATACTTGCCCTCGTCTAAACTTGATGGACTCACTTACTAGACCAGTCCATACATCGGGCAACGGCTTAGCCTTGGTATGGCTACCGCCCATCGCCCGCTTTAGATTAAGCATCCTCTTCCTCCTGATGAATCCTAATACCCTTTTGGCGACGGATCACTTGACGTTCTCTAAGAGTTAGACCGCCCCATATTCCGTAGTACTCCTTGCGGATACCCCATTCAGCGCACTCTGTTCTATGCGAACATCCGCGACAAATACTCTTTGCTGCTATTGCATCTTGTACAGCATTAACATCTGCCTTTGTGTCTGGAAACCAAAAGTCACCACTTACCTCTGCACACAGCGGGTTCTCGTAATCACGAGGTTCCCGCATTTAATTATCTTAGGAAGATAGGGTCGCACTTATCTACTGCACCCTTTGGTGCAGAGCACATCCACGCTCTCCAAGGTCCTCGTGCTGACGTACCAGTACGGTATGTCATATTGCCGTGGCTACAGGTTGGTGCTTGTCCTTCTACTACCTGTGGTTGTGCAGGTGCTGCAACTGGTGTTGCACCAAATGATTCTGCAACTGATGCAACTGTTGGTGCTGGTGCACCACGTAGTGATCCATTAACAGAGTTAATCAATGATGCTACATCCTGCACACTAGCCAGTAGCGCTTCTAATTCTGCTTGATTGTCTGCGTAAACATTAACGAGTACGCCATCCTTACCATAATTGACTTGGATTTTTGTTGTTGCATTTGCAGCCATTTACTTTCCTCCAGTTTGTTTGATTTGTAACCGCTGTGATTCACTACCAAACTTCTTAGGTACAAACCCAAGTAGTTTTTCTACCTCTTCACTGTCAATACTTTCACGTCCCTTGACAGTTGTCCAACTGACTTCTACTCCACTAGGTGTTGTACCTAGTAGTCCCTCGAAAGAAGTCTTCAAAGAATCTTGGTGCTTTTCTAACTCTTTAATCTGCGCTGCTAATTGTAAGTAGAGCAGTGCATTCCTGTCAATGTCAGCATCATCAATGACTACATCACTGACTGCCGTATGTTCTTTTTTTATACCAACGCATCCCATCTCACCTGATGCATCGTAGAACTTGCAATAGAACTTACAGTAACTACTATCGCGTTCTGGATCTGGTGCCTCTGTTGCACTCTTGATTGCTGCCAACCAGTTCAATGCTTGCAGTGCAACTGTCTCGTCATAATCTTCTGTGTGTACTTTGATGTCTCGCTCATCACCATCACGTGCAATGGCTACTAGAGATACACGTTTTACATCGTGACCATTCTTGGCCAGTAGATAACCGTATGTCTGCACCTGCCAACGCTGTTGTGTTGTTGGGAAGTATGAAAGGTTCTTTACCTTACTTGTCTTCCAGTCAATGACATCACCAGTACCAGGAACGAAGCAGTCAATATGTGCTTTCATTCCGTTGTACTCAACAGATGTTTCAATCATTACATCAGGGTTATCTGCTAGTGCTCGCTCAATCTCTGCGTGGATAGCAGTACCCATAATGGCTGCTAACTTCATCTCATTATCGTTAGTCTCTGGTTGATCGTTAAGTCGGTACCACACCTTACGACGACAGCCACCTAACTCTGATGGACCAATCTGTACCTGTGTAGATCGTGAACGCTTCGCATCACCCGAACGTAGTGCAGTAAGTAGTAGTTCTTTCGGGTCAGTCATTTTTAGGGTTCTCCACTATCACTTTTGCATAGTTCATACCATTACAAATGCCTAGATAAAATTGGTAGTCCTCAGACTGCTTATCGTTTGCTAGTTCTAAATACTTTGCACGCTTAGCCTCAATCTCTTGAGAAATCTTCTTGCGTAAATCTTTTTCATTTGACTTGGCTGTAAGAACACCCCAAGTCTTATCATATTTCATTGCTTCTAATCTTGCCCACATCCAACCCATCTTATGAAAGTATTGGGCAGCGTACTCATCTGTCATTTTCATTTGTATTCCAGCACTACAAAGAAGAACAACACATCAATACTGATACGGTACTTGTCAATGAAAAGACCAAAACCTATTTGCTTAAAGTTGTGACCATAAGATAGCCACATCTTTCCTATGTCTCTTTCTTTGTACATTCCTACATCCTCTCCTGAACCACTAACTGTAAGGGTTTACCAGTGTTGGCGTCAAGGACCGACGCGATTTCTACTGCCTTACGTGCGTGTCGCTTGGCGTAGGCTAACTCCATATCAGGTTTGCAAATTGAATACAGGTAGCCAAGAGCAAGTTGACCCCCACTACCAATGCCGTACGCTCCGTGATTTGCTTGGAAAAAAGAGAGATCACAAGCAATACGAAAGATATTGCCGTTAAAAGCAATGAGATAATCGAAGCCACCATCTTTGTCCACCTTGTTGTAGTCGTAGTTGTTGTCGTTAAATGCTGTGAGAATACTTGGGATAATCTTGCGTCCCATAAATTGTGCTGGGTCTTCACCACGATACAACGGAGGTTTCCAGTTGTACGCAAGGATGTCACCTGGTCGTGTATCACCTGAGATACCGATGAGATACTTACCAACCTCAATGATCTTGGGTGTACTAGTTGCTAACGTCACGAGATTATCTTCTGTGATTTGAGAATCTGCGACGAGTACTGCATAGTCAATACCCTCAAGCGCTGCGATTGTTGTCATACTGACAATCATACTGGGTTAACGGCGTGTCGTCGCGTAGCGACACCTACTAGTTACTACAATATGAGCCGTGAGGCGAATAAAACAGGGTGCCCCAGAGGGGCACGGTTATACTGTACTGACTGTGCGGTTCCGTCTACCAAGGCTGCCAAAATTTAGACGTAAACTACCAGATAAATTTGGCAGTGATCTACGAGATCTTGGCCCAGTACACGTCTGTCCCTGTGGCTCCCAAGTGTTTAATGTTATGGCTTCCTTTGAGGACTATGAACTAGTCTGGTACTTCTTAGATGGTACCTGTGTTAACTGTGGCAACATCGTGCTTGTCCCTTGTCCAGTAGATAAAGATGAGACACAGACTCTCTGAGATAGATGAAGCAGCACGCACGGGAACGTGCTCAGTTTGTGGCCCCACTAAGTTAAAGATGCGGGATAAGTCAAAGCCAATAACAGGTAGATACAGGTGCAATACCGTATACAAGTTTAATCAAATGAAGACTCGTTCTCCTTACCACGCATACCGTAAGGATTACTGCGAGCAGTGTGACTTCAGGCCAGTACACATCAGTCAGTTGGACGTAGACCATATAGACGGTGACCGCTTTAACAATGACCCAGCCAACCTGCAAACCCTCTGTGCTAACTGCCATAGGCTTAAAACGCACCTCTCAGGGGACAGCAACTCTGGTATGAATTAGTTTTGTGGGACAAAAAAGAGGCCCCTCCGAAAAGGGGCCTCTTTCTATTTGCCTCGCGCTAGTGGGTTACTTAGACCCACGTCCAAACTCTGCTGAGTTTGGATCTAGTGCTTTAAGTACTGGACCTGCGATAGCAGCAATACCTGCTGATGCTAGTGCCTTTGGATCTGTTACGCCTGCAAGGTATAGAGCAATTACTGATGCAATGCCAGCACGTAGGTACGTAGATGCCATAGCAATTAACTTATCTTTGTTCATTGGTTCTCCTTCTTTTTAGGTAAAGGCTTAACTGCTGCCTTGACTTTGTTGACAACCTTTGGTTTACCCAGCCAAGGGAACCAAGGGGAAGTGTCATCTCCACATCCGTCTTTGATTGAGATGTGAAGATGATGTGGGTGTTTATTTGGACCGTCGTAATCACGGTCCCCTTCTGATGCACGATCTGCTGACCAGATCTTGCCTTGGAAAATAAGATACTTAACGCGCTTGTCTGCTTTTAGTTCTTGAAAAATGTTATGGCAATCAATGCCACCCAACTTATCGTGGGTTAAATCAACACCGTATCCAGTATTGTGATCTGAATTAGGATTCTGATTGATGTGTGCTGCTGATGGAAGTAAACCATCCGAGGCTTTCTTGCGGGAAGGACATATCGCTGTGGCTTGTCGAAGGACAGCAATAGCGGCAGGCGTGGCTTTCTTGGCAATAGGTTTCATCGTTACTCATTTCTCTGCAATCAATTTATATAGGTCATCTATGCGTTCTTCTAATCTTGATATTGAATCTTTAATTGATGAACCACCATTGGGCTTTAGTTCATTGAGGTAATGCTTTACTAACCAGCGCACTGCGCCA